TCTGGGAGATCCTTAGCATCAGATCCGAACCAAACAATTGTGCTGCCTCCCATGTGGGTTGCAAGCATTGCAAGATCCTCTTCCCTGTACATGCCCATGAAGACTGCCTCCCATGTACATACTTCATAAGGAGTGAGCTTATATTTCTGTATCAACCCTTGATCAAGTCCAGCCAGTGATTCTGATATATGTGCTTGCATTAGAGTAGTTTTTTAAGTTCGTTAAATTCTTTATCAAGCAATCCAGGTGAACATCTCTCAGACCTCAATGAGCCATCCCAATGATCTTTGAACTTATGCTTGTTATTCCATTTATTCGTAGAGATTGATAGCAGCTGCACTGACTTATCACATTCAAGGATTCCAATCTCTTGATTTGTTTTCATAGCCTTGAGCCACATTGACCAATCAAGTCCAGAGTTAAGTCTTGGATCAAATGGAGTCCAGTTTATCTTTTCAAGGAATTGCCTATTAAGAAAGCGACCAATACCTATTGGCTCATTCTGTCTAATTGGATCCTTATAACCTTTCCAATGCACTAACCTGATACTATCAGCAACATCAACGAAATGGCAACCTAACTGGCCAATCATTCCAAAGTCTTTAGTGTGCTCCTTACATCTTGCAAGATACCCATCACTACACCAGTCAGATGAACCCATGAAGATCACTGCATCAGGATTATAATTCTTTGATGCTTGGAAGCCAGCATTCCATTTGGTGCCAAGAGGATCATTGCTGATTGAGATAAATTCACAATCAAATTCCTTAGCTATCTCATTAGCTTCGTTCTCATGACCTAAAATAATCGGAATGACTCCTTGCCGCTTAAGTCTTGAGATAGTTAGTCTAACAAGAGGAAAGCGACCAAATACCGGTATTGGTGCAGTTATAATCATTGTTTAATCCCTATAAAGTGAATACGAGGCTGGAGATGCTCACCATCATTGATTGACTTGAGCAGCTTACCCATTGCATTACGAATACAAGTGGAGCATCCAACATTGAGCTTACCAAATCCCATTGCTTTATACCAATCACTGAGTTCTTTTTTCATACCTGCATTGAGACTGAATGATTTTATTTTATTGTATCTCTCAGCTTGCTGAAGGAGTTCGTTACTTACTTTCATAGATCAATATTAAGTCAGATAATAGATAAGTTATGAATGCCAAGCCAATCAGATGCCAGTCAATGATTGAGGATGCAATCACAGCAACCCAGAATGATAGACAGCTCTGACATGAGAATGGCTTCATATCAGGAAGATTGAAGCTCATCAGAGCTCTGGCAAATCCTATTGGCAGTAATATTATAATCAGATAGATCATTTTTAAATTGTTTAATTGCTAAGTGAATAGTATCAAGGCTTATTCCTGTCTCATTTCTTATCTCTCTGTAAGTCATTCCCATCAGATGCATCTTGGTAATCTCCATAGTGAACAGCTTCTGATCGTCTGAAGGAGATTGGTGAAGATAGTCATCCAATAGTTTCTGAGCCTCTGAGACTTCGTATTCATCTTCAGATTTAAGGTTGAGTTCTGGAAGCTCTTCATGTGACTTAAAAAGCTTATTGAACGATGAGTCTCTCCAGTTGTATTGATTGTATGCGTATCTTGCAAAGACTCTTGGTAAGTCTTCTGACTGGATGCTGAGTTCATATACCAAGAGATAGACATGGCTGACCAAGTCCTTTGATATTGGATTGCCTCCAGTGATCTTGTTTGCGATGATGTAAGCTTCAGTCTTCCAGAATTGCACATGTAAATTTATTGATTTTTAAGATACCAATTAAACCACTTGATGTAGAAATCTTCAGAAACCTTATCACCTTTCATGAAACGCCACAACTGAGTTGTATTCACTCCCATATCTTCAGCAATGTGAATCTGCTTATACCTGTTACTGACTCTTGACTTAGTCTCTCTGAGCATAAAGTCCTTGATTGTCTCATCAAGATTAAGATAAATGTTTAATGTCTTCATTTTCTTGTAATTACAACCAACCAGAATGTGGCCAGTAATATGAATACAACTAATCCTATTGTACTGAAATACAGATAAATAGTGTAATAAAATAAACCTATCCCCGAAACAATCAGGGACAGGATTAAAAACCAAAGGAAATACTTAATCATCAGAATAAACTTGATTCAATTTTATAAGCATTCAGACTGTTGTAATACTTGCCAGAATACTCTCTACCTCTTACATCGAATGATACCTCAAGCTCTTCACCAATTGAATACTTGTCCATCTCAGCGATTCTATCATTAAGAATCTGGAACTGGATTGATTGAGGATACTTCTCGTCTTGTGTCTCAATTACGAAATCCATTACTCTGAACTTCTCAGAGATTTGTCTTGGCTCTGACTTTACAATCAGTTTGCCTTTTAGCTTTAAATTACTCATCTTACTTATTTGTTAATTGTTCAATATACTCATTATAATACTCAGTTGCAGCAATGAGCTTCTCTTTCATCTGGTCAATATAGTCAGGCACCATTGCATATCTTAATGCTGTTATCCTCTTCGCTGGATCAATGTGACTCACCTTGTGAATGAATCTATTGTCCCAGTCACTAAGCAAGACATCATCAGTATCAATCATGCAATAGATTAACTCAGCTTGTGTCTTATTCATTAACCAACAATACCCCATCAACTGCCACATGTACTCTTTATTTGCTCCTTCATCTTGTGTTGCTGGAAAGGTCTCAAGAGACCAAGATGTCTTGATATCGATGATTGAATCATCCAGGATAATATCAGGCTCTCCAGTTAGGAATTCATTCTCATATCTTTCTTTATTCTTAACATAGAACGTACCTCTGACTTGATTTACAAGAGCAATTGACTCCTCTTCCCAGTCAGTACCCTTAAGCATTGGCTTAGTCTGAATGTTGGTAGAATAACCAAAGTAATCCTCTTTTGCCTTTGTCTTAATATAAGTCTTCGCAGTCTCAGATAATACCTCTGACTTGCTCTTAGGCTGAGTCATCAACTTGCCTAATGATGATGGTCTCCATTTCATAGCTTTGCCTCCTGTTCTTTTGTTAGTGAATAACTTGCCTTGAGCTGCTCAACTGTATACTTTCCTTTAGCAATAGCATCAAGAGCCTTCTTGAATTGCTCCTCTGATAGCGATGGATTAGCAGCCTTCACACTTGTTGTTGCTGAATTACCATCATCATCCACTGATTGCAATGCTAATAGTGATTGCAATGTACCTCTGCGAAAGTAAGTGATTGCACCAAGCAACTTCTGAGGATCAGTGATATCTGGCAACTGCATCCAGGACTCAACCATATCACCAGAATCAACATCAATTATCTGAGTGAATACGATATGATCCTTCACTGGTTGTAATAGGACCAATCCATTCTCATGGAGTATTGGCTCAACTGTCTCAAGCAATGCATTGATATCAGCATAAGTCTTTTTAAAATGTGGATTCGTTGCATTCTTAGCAACCTTTCCAATGTTCATCTTGGCCATGTGGAGCTTTGACCACAGCGACCGGTTAAATGGTTTGTTTTCCATATCTGTTGTTTTTAGGTTTTACAAATGTAATATAATTATTTTAACTAAACAAGAATATTAAAATAAAAATAATTGAATATACCACCATCTCGGTTGAATTACTGTACCAATTAAGGCATCATCTGCATGATCTTGGCCATTCCAAATAATCTGAATTACCTTATACAGTTCAACTCCACCAAATTTATTGAGCTTAATTACCTCGCCGACAAAGTAACAATCACCATCTTCTACATCTTTTATCTTATCGCCTACCCTTACCATGATAAATTGTTATACCATTCAATGAATGAGTCAAAATTTCTTGCAATAAAATAAACCCCTCCAGCCTTCTCAATCATTTCTTGATATTGCTTCTGAACATCTGACTGAACATCACGTCCATACTTCACCTCAATCTTAACTGATCTTCCTTTAATGGTTGCTGAGATATCAGCAGTTCCTTTGGTACCTTGTCCTGGTGTCCACTTACCAGCAAGTTGCTTAAATGAATCACCAACTGGAATCTTCTTACCTTCACGATATTGCCCTTGGTTGCTTATTCTTTCAGCTTGTCCACCATTGGCATTGATCCAGAATATTATGCACTTTGTTAATCCATTGGCTGATGTATCTTTCCAATCAGTTAAAGGAATGAATCTCTCGTCCATGGATGGATATTTTGCTCTCAATGACTCCAGCTCAAGAGCTTTGAGTTTATCCTTGTTTATTTTATTCATAACTGACTATCAATCATATTAATAAGTAATTCCTTCAATGAATAATATTCTTTCATTTCATCAATATCTTCTCTTTCTGTGATAGTTCCAAACCCTCCTTTAAAACTATTAGTGAATGATAGAATGGTAAAATGCCCATTATATTTAAGCACTGCAATTGTGCAGATGGTTGACATCAAGTCGTTAATGTTCATCTGTTTAATTTGTTCTGTTGTCATTGTTTTTCTATTTTAGTTATCCAATTAATTACTGTTCTTCGACTCACCTGGAGTATCTCTGATGCTGTTGTTCTATTCAAGTCAGGATCCGATTGATACATTGCCATAAACTGATCAAATTTACTTGCTCCATTGTTTGCTAATTTTCTTAAATCAGCTTTTTCTTGAGCATCCTTCTTAACAAGTTTACTCATATTTACAAAATAGTCACTCAATTTCTCAGCTCTTATTATTGCCTCCTTACAAATTTGAAGAGCATTTACATCATCATGTTCTGAGCTCATTAAGATATTAATCATCATTGCAAATCTTGGAATGTAGCTCTTTTGTTTTGGCAACATTGATTTCATGTATTCATTCTCTTCATCTGAGTTTTGCATGTCAGATATCTTATCATGAATTCTAATCCATTCATCATTAGCCTCATGTGAAAATCTCGATATTTGAGGAGTTATTTCACCTTTCTCATCAATTCTAAAAAAGTTTTTAGCTAGTGATTCTTTCAATCTAATAAGAAAATTTTCATACCAAGATAGTATATCTCTATCCATTACATTAGTATTATACTTGTCAACATGTAACTCAGGATATGATATAAGAATCCTGTCAATGAATCCATTCTCTTTGTTGGCTCCAGTTGCGAATTGTTCAAATATATCTGGTTGAATACCTCCAATGACAGGAATAAATGGCTTGTCAACAAATGCACTCTTAGATGTCTTTCTATTAAGAGATATGCTCTGACCATTCCAAGATGATAGCCAGAATTCCAAATCTGATCCAGCTCTGTACTTATTCATATCTTTAAACCATCCAGCCAGCTCATCCTTGAATACTCCAATGCAATTTGGATTAGTCTCATGTAAATCAATCAATGCCTCAAGAGTAATATCACCAACTATAAATTGTTCAGATCTTGGTTTTTTTATCTCCTCAGCAAATTTCTTTGATTCCTTGTCAAGCTTTTCATACTCAATATACTTGGCATATTCTTTCTGAAATTCCTTTTGCTTTCTGATATTCAGTTTTTGCAACGGAAAGATAATCTGATTAAGTGATGGAGTCTTACCAATCCCTGGCTTTCCAACTACTGCAATCCATAATGTTGCTGTCTCTCTCCATCCTGGTTTAATCTCAACTATAAATGAATTTCCAATGCACACTGATAAAGACCATAAGAATGCACATCCCATATAATCAATCGACAATCCAAGAGTCTGAGAACTTTGAATGATATAATGTTGAATATCTTCACTAAATATTTCAATTGGAAATTTAACTCTATCAATATTAATCTTAGCTTCAATTGGTTGGATGTTTAATTTCTTAGCAACTCTTGCACCAAATCCTTCAGAATAAATAGCCTTTGCAGCGGAACTAAAATCACCATGATGATACTTGTAAGTATACGCAATGAATGGTGTAATTAATTGTTCATGAGGATAAATCGATCCTGTTGAGAATAAATACATACATCCACTATTGTTATAAACATAACCAGAATGAGGAGATGTGCCGCCATGTCTCTTAATTATATCCTTATCATTAGTTTTTGAAACAATACTAAAATCATCTGATATAATATCCCATATAGATGTCCTTTGATTATAGTCTTCCCATGGACTTAATGTTGATTCATATTGTTCTTTTACTTCTTCTTTAATTGGCTCATCTCCAGTATAATTATACATCTTACATATTGTCCATAATATATCTTTGTCTTTGTCAGATATATATTGAGCATCAAGATAAGTTAGTAAATTAATATTATTATTGTAAACCACACAATAACCACCAGCTCCTCTTGATTCAATTACTGCTTCTGTATGATCTTTTAATCTTGCAATTTTACTATTTGATTTAATATCCTTGGTCTTATAAAGAATATGATATCCTTGATTGACTGTCTTGTATATTGTAAACTTGTAATCAAAGTCATCAATGTTATCTCTGAGTAACTGGAGGAATTCATTCCAAAAATCGTTCTGCTCTTTTAATGTGGCAAAAACCTTTAAATCAACATCAATGCATTCAATATCATTATATCCTGTTAAAAAACCAACATAGTGAGCTTTTTGAGATTTATACTTTTCTTCAAACTCTTCCTTTGTAAATGCTTTTTGTTGGCATTGTTTCCATGATCCTATTGGAATTTTTTTATCATCTGAGACGATAAGAGAATAACCTAAATCAATAAGTTTCTTTGCATAAGTTAATGGGATTAGCATAGTATTAAATATAAAATTGCCCCACCAAATCCACAGGATCTCACTACTGTTTCATTGATGAGGCAAAAAATATCTTTGTTAGTTTGTGAGATCATTTTGCAAATATATAATTTTTTTTCTAATTGATTTATTTTTTTATTTTAATTGTTACTGTGAAATTTCACACCTAATTTCACACCTAATTTCACACCTAATTTCACACCATTTTTCTAGCTGCAATAAGGGTTTCAGAGGTTTACTGTGAAAATTTCACACTTTGAAAAAAAAATAGTTTTATTTATATTTTATTTTTTGATTTTTATAGGTGTGAATCAATTTCACAGTTCACACTTTCACACCTGGCCATACCCTCCAGCCATAATTTTATCCTTAATCATCTTTAATGATGTGCTATTGTGGCAATTAATTATGTCCTCAAAGATGGAATCTTGTGGTATTTCTACTTCAATGGTTGGATTCAACAAGTCATCACATAGACTAACGTATTTCATGTATACTTTATCTCGCTTATAATATGCATCATGAATTTTTAAAGCATTGATAACTGTTGCATGAGTCCTATTGAATAACTTGCTGATCTTAGTCAGATGCCATCCTTGCTCTCTTAGTATTGAATAACAATAGGCTCTTTGATATACCTTGTCTCTATCTCTTGACTTAGTTCCAAGTTCGTAAATCTGGATTAGTTCTTTAATTTTTTCTGCGATTTCCATCTTATATATTTTTATTTCTTAGATATTCATGGTATCTTTCTATTGCTCCTATCAAATCTTCTGAATCTTTGCTGTCTTCCCATGCCTCATCAATCCAGTCAGTATTTTTCTCAAAATTATTTACAATGATATCAATGGCAATGCCTAACTCTTTTGGACTTGCTTGCTCAATCAACGCACCTCTTCTCCATTGGTTGTGCGTTTTTAAAATTTCAATTGCTTGTTTTAAGTTCATCTTTCTCAATTTTAATAATTAGATCTGGCCACATATCCATCTTCTTGATTGCATCCTCTGGACTGTTGGCTTGAATTGTTCTCTCTTGGATGATCCACTTGACATCCTTGACTTTGTACGTTACTTTGAAATTCTTCATCTCTTTTTGCTCTTAAAAAATCATTAAATAAACTTGTATTGAATCTTCCTGACTTCCTTGTCCACCAGTATTCGTAATATGCTGTACTCATAATGTTGATTTTAAAATTTCCAAACATAATCTTGTAGGTATCTTAGACCTATTGTATGAATCTTTTCGGCCTTGTGTTCCTGTTTTTGCTCCTCTTGGAGCTGGTTGATGATGACAATTTTTATTACCATTTTTACATTGT